CCTACAACGTGCAGATGACACCCGGCATCGTTGTCCAGGTGCAAGATGACAATGTCGTGCTTGGCTCGATCGTCACTACCTTTCGCCGCGAGCTGATCAAGCGGGTGCTGACCGACACCGAACTCAACGAGCAGATCGTGAAGACCGGCCGCTTCGGTAACGGCGCGATCCGCTATCTCGGGTGTCAGACCGATGTCGGATGGACGCGCACAGGATACGCAGCGTTAACCGCGCAGTTCATGTTCAAGTACGCACTCAAACCCGACGACCTCTAGAAGGGAGAATATCTGCCATGGCCACGTCGCCCAATGTTCAGAACTATCACATCGGCAAAGGTGTCGTTTCGTTCAAGGAAACCGGGGCCTCCGTCTTTACCGATCTCGGCAACGCGCCGTCGTTCGTTTACACGCCGGAGGTCGAGAAGAAGGAACATTTCTCATCGCGCGAGGGCGTCAAGACCAAGGACTTCACGGCGATCACTTCGCTCGCCGCAACCATCAAGTTCACGCTCGACGAAATCACCGGCGAAAATCTTTCGTTCTTCGCGCTGGCCGAGCAGGGCACTGATACCGATGGCAACATCACCCTGAGCGGACTGTCGAAGGCAGAGTTCACCGGCGACATCAAAGTCGTCGGCACCAATGACATCGGCCAACAAGTCGATTTCCTCGCCACCGTGTCATTCATCCCGTCTGGTGATTTCAGTTTCATCACAGATGAAGATGACTTCACGACGATCGAGATCGAGGCCGAAGTGCAGAAAGACGCCAATGGCAACTTCGGTGTCTGGACAATCAGGGAAGAACCCACAACGGCATAGGAACATCATGGCAGACCTTCTGGACATTGCACCGGCGACGGCGGTTGAGGTGGTCAAGATCAACGGCGAGCGGTTCATTGTGCGCGGCTTGCATGGCAATGCCATCGCATCTATCGCGGCGCGTTTTCCCAAGCTCGCACTGCTGCCCGGTGGTGGCGACAACATTGTGCCTCGAATGATTGAACAGTTTGGCGAAGCGATCGGGCCGATTATCGCGGCAGGCTGCGGCTGTCTCGGGGATGAGAAGCGGGAGGCAGTTGCAAGCCAGTTGCTGATTGAAGACCAATTGAAATTTCTCAAGGCAATTCTGGGGCTGACATTCCCAAACGGATTTGGCTCTTTCGTCGAGGAACTGACGAGCCTCATGGGCGGCAAAGACGAAGGAGCAAAGATCGTCAAAGTGCGCTTGAGGAAATCGCCATCGCCATTACCGCACTCATCCGACGCGGCTTCCCGCCCGACTATGCAATGACGCTGACGCCGCGGCAGATCGCGGCCTATCTCGAGTTCAGCGATAAGCTTGATCGCATCGAGCGGGCCGATGCCCTAATGATCGCCGCCATTGGCGCGCAGGGCGACAGCAAGGCGATCGAGCAAGCGCACAAGGACATTATTGGATCAAGTAATGGTTACAAAGTTTGAGGTGACGATCAAGCAACCGAACTTGCCCAAGCTGATTCGCGATAAGCAACAGGCTGTAGCCATCGCGGCAGTTGCGGCGCTGCGCGAAACCGCTGCCGATGCGGTGCAGGAGGGGCGTCAGAATATCGGAGCCGCAGGACCGGGGTTCACGCGCGCAAAATGGCAGTCGGGATTACAATACTTGACGAAGGACGCAAGCAAAGGCGGCGAGGCGTCGCTGCAGGCCAAGGCTATCATCTTTCATAAGTACGGTATCGCCGGCGTGTTCGAGCATGGCGCGACGATCCAGGGCAAGCCGCTGCTGTGGATACCGACCGAGCATGGCGCGCCTACCGCGAGCCGGTCGGGAAAGAAACTGGTCTCGGCCACTGTCCGCGGCAAGCCGATGTTGTTCGATGCTAATGATAAGGATCGCAGTCGCAAGCCGCTCTACATCGGCGTAAAATCGGCGCGCATCCCCAAGAAATTCCGCATAACCGAGATCGTCAAAGAGCACGTGGCCAAGTTTACTACGCTGTTCATCAAACACTTCAAAGACAAGTAGCAGGTCATGGTCGAAAAACTGGCAGTCGAGGTCGCGCTTAAAGTCACCGGCGTCGATGAGGCGGCGAAGTCGTTCGATCAAGCAACGAGGTCGATTGCTGCGCTTGGCAGCACCGGCAAGGAGGCGCTCGAAGGCGCTGCTGCCGCGGCGGCGAAGTTCGGGGCGTCGGCGAACGAACTGGCGCGCGTCGAGGGCTTAATTAAAGCCCTCAATGCCAGGGCCGATGACAGCTCTACCGCCTTCAGTGTGTTGGCGGCCAACTATGACAAGGCGACGGCCGGTGCTAGGGCACATAAGGCAGCAGCGCAACAGGTCGGAGAAGCAGTAGCCAACGTTACTAATAAGGTAGCTTCGCTCCGACCGCAATTAACTGCGCTCTCTGCCAGCATGGCGGCAATGGGAGTGCCATTTGGCGGTCTGGTCAGTGCACTCAGCCGGGTAGGATTAGGTTTTGGCGTCTTCGCAGGTGGCACTGTTGCAATCGTGGGCACTGCGACCGCGCTAATCAAATTTGCCAGCGCCGCGGAGGAAACCGAGAAGGCGCTGACCCAATTGCAGAAAGTCAGTGGACAATCATTCGAAAAACTGTCGGCTTTGTCGATCGTATTTGCTCGGGGCGGCACTCCGCTCAAGCAATTTGCTTCCGAGTTCGGCAACTTGTCGGAGAAGATCGCGAGTGCGGGGGAACAGGCAGCCAAGCAGAACGCCATCAGCCAGCGACTCGAGGATATTGACAAAGGTTTAAAAGTCGCGGAGTTGCCAGCGATCACGTTGAACGAACGGGTCACTGCACTGCTGGAAACTCTCTCTACAGTACCTCCAACGCAGCAATGGTTCGCGCTTGCCGACATCTTCAAGAAGCTCGGCGACACCGGCCAGGAATTGGAGCGGGCGCGGATTGGCAAGGCGCTCGGTCTGTCGCCGGAAACAATAACTACCCTGAGTCAAGGCAGTGAAGCACTCAAGCAATTGCAGGCCGATGCCGAGCGATTGGGCTTGACGCTCACAAGCAGCAATCAGAAGGCGCTGCAGGAAATGTCCCAAGGGTGGAATCAGTTTACTGGCCTGCTATCGGCATTTTTCGACAAGATAGGCGCTCTGGCAGCGCCGGCTTTTTCTGCGATCTTGTCCAGCTTCCAGCCAGTGATGCAACAGATTGTTGCAGATTTCCAGAATCTGCCGCTCGATCAAGCCATAAGCAATCTCGGCACCCGGCTCGGCCCAGCATTCGAAGCGCTGGGCCAAGTGTTAGTGCCGATCATTACCGCGCTGGGGACGGCTGCTGGGACGGCTTTTGCCAATGCTGTTCTTGCCGCAATTACATCTGGGTTGACCCCGGACACGAGTCTTTGGGACGCCATACTTGCCGACTTCACCAAGTTCGGTGAGAGCATAGTCGCAAATGCGCGAATACTCGCAGAAAGGATAAAGCAGGCACTGGGCCTGGGGGGTGGTGACGCCACGCCAGCGAGCGGCGGCGGCGGCGGCGCTCCTACCAAGGCCGCCGGTGGTCTGCTCGGGGGGCGTGGCACTGGCACTTCGGATAGCAATCTCGCGTGGGTTTCGCGCGGTGAATACATCACCCCAGCGCGGGCGGTGGCACAGCCGGGCGTACTAGCATTCCTGGAGGCGCTGCGGCGCTCGGGTGGCAACCTGCGCGGCGTGCTTGACGGCATGGGTCGGTTCGCGCTCGGCGGCATGGTCCCGCGAGCGATGCCCGCGTTCGCCGGTGGCGGTTCAGTCGGCAGCATGAGCAACGTCACCATCCAGTTCCCCGGCCTGCCTGCGATCAATGGTCTGCGGGCCTCGTCCGCGGTGGTGGGTGAATTGCACCGGGCGGCGGCGCTGGCGCAGGTCCGTTCGGGTGGCCGCAAGCCGTCGCGATACAGTTAAAGGAAAAGACCCCAGCCGTTAAACTGGGGTCCTCCTGTTCCCTTGCCTCGCCCAGCCTAGCCGCGCCGTTCCCGGCCGGACCATGCCACGCCATGCCACGAAAAACATAGCGTAGTGCGGATATGCAATGCCTGTCTACACCCTGTTAAGTATCGATGACATCGACTTCAGCCCGTATAGCGTGCGCGGCCTGACCATGACGCTCGCGCCGATCGACCAGGCCACCAATGTGGCGCGTGACTGTCGCGGGGCGTTGGCCGATATCTCGGTCGCCCAGTTCCGGCAATACAAGGTCTCGATCACCTGTACCGATCACGAGGCGCCCGAGCTCACCGATGTATGGCCCGGCCAGGACATTACCATCACCTGTATTCCCGGCCTCGGCGCCGCCAACACGACCGGCGACGTGCTGACCATCCTCGCCAAGGTCACCGCCTGGAATACCTCGCGCGATGAATGGGCGGCCGAGGTGGCCTGGCAGCTCGAGGCCGAGCAGAGGACGGTCTGAGCAATGCCTGCCGGCCTACCCTATTTTGCCTGGGTCGATGCCAGCGAGACCACATTCGGTCCCGAGCATATGCGCTGGGACGAAGAGATATTCAGCTTTACTTTGAAACAGGACGAGGGTGATCCGGCGAGCCTGACCGTCGTTGTCCGCCGGCCGGTCAACGCCGCCGGCGATGCCATCGGGCTACTCGGTCCCGGCCGCAAAATCTGGGCGTGGTTTGCGCTCGACTGTGGCCCGGCGCTGATCAAGTTCCGCGGCCGACTCGTCGGGATACCGACCAGCATCTTCGAAGAATTAGTGACACTGGAATTCGTCGCGCGGCCGGTCGATGTTGTTGCGCAGAAAGAAGCCGTGGCCAACACGCTGCGGGTGCTGCCATATTACGACGAGGCGGTGATCGAGCCGGCACGGCGCAGCGACCCGGATGTTGTGCTCGAGGGTTACACCAAAATCTGGGCTTACAACCCGGAGACTCATGTCATCACAGTTTCGGACGAGATCACTGGCGAGGATGGCCTAGTTGAGTTTGACGGCGCGAGCGAGACTGGCAAGGTGCTATATGACGGACTCGGCCTGACGCTGGCCAGCGGGCCATTGGCTCGCGTTGACGTCAGCGCGGAGTTCACCTGGACTCAGCAAGCACGCGGCACTGTCGATCTCACCGACTATCTGACCTCCTCATGGCCATTCGCAGTCAATGGCGTCATCAGTTTGAAGGCTTCGGACTGGCCGAAATATGGGGCCGGCATCGGCGACGGTTGGGAAGTCGCAAGCGCGACCGCTATTGATCTTCTTGATTTTACGGTCCACACCGTGACGAGAGGAGGTGGTTTAACTGTTAAATCTTTTGACGGCAGTCAGTCCGATTCAACCACATTTACGGAAACAAGAACTTTTATTTCGGGCGGGGCCGGCGTATCGCTGAATGAAATTGAACCCGCTGTCGTCACCGACACCTGGACGGCATCATACGACGAAGCCGGTGATAATACAGGATTCTCCCGCAACTATTCCAGAAACTGGAGCGTTCTTACATTCCAGGAGATTCAGCCCACTCTGGTCGCAGGCTATACCGCCGGACGGCAATGTACCGAACGGGTGTCGTTCTCCTTGTTTGCTGACGTGCAGCCCATCTTGACCGACCCCGAAGATGGTGAGGCGCTGCGGATCGACGACATCAAATCGGTCAATCTGAGCGATCCCAGTGAAGGGATGCTGATCGGTGATCCGCGGCGACGGTCCTATATCGCAACGCAGCGCGGCAATCGCAGCCTTGAACATCTGATTCTGGTCGCTCGAGCGAACCTGATGAAGCGGGCGCGAGTCATAGAGATAGCATTCGCGCCGAAACTTTCGCGCATGGCAGAAATCACACTGCGCAAAAATGCCTTTCTAATCGAGCCGCGGGTGGGCCAGGCGCTGGGCAAGATCATCGGCTATTCGATCGCGCTCGATGGTTCCGATGGCCGCCCCAATTGTGAGGTTCGTATCGGCTGCACTATCGGCCGCGGTGGCTCGGCGGTGGCAGAAGGTGGAACGCCGACCTATTGTAGCATCGACTATGTAGGGGCTGATTATCAGCAGTTCGTTGGCCGTACGATCCTGTTCGACTCGTCGGTCGGATACGAGCCGCCCAATGCCGAGCCGAATGACGACGGCATCAATTTCTTGTCCAGCCTCACAGCCATCGACGTGATTGAAATACCTCTGGCCGTTCATTTCGGGCCGGACGAGGACGTAGACTCGATCGGTGTCGGCGACATGAAAAACCAGGCGCAAGCCGCGTACAAGGTGCGCGCGACCTTTAAGCTCAAGAGTATGACGCGAGATTTTTCGACTGATTACGATGTGCAAGTCACCGATGTGAAGATTCCGACCGGCTATGATTTGGAGGTGGCGTAAATGGCGGGCCTTGAGGTCGTTGTCCGGCCGGTTGTCTTTCCCGACATCAGGCCGAGGGCGAGACAGTCACTGCCGCCGCAGGATGATCCCGAGAGGGGCCTTGCAGTTATTCAAGGCAATCCTGCTGGGACCGCCAGCATGTCGTATAGTTGGAGCACGTCTTCCTCGCACTCAAATCCAAAGGAAACAGAACGCCGCAGCGATCAAGTGCGGGTTTATCAACAAAAGGACGACGGCACGGTCAACAAAGACAACTTTGTCGATCTCAAGGTCCCGAACAGAATCACGATGGAGGAGGGCAAGGGCAAGGACAAGGACTTGGGCGTCGACACGAGAAAATATTATTATAAGCGACCAGAGGAATCCGAGAATGTCGAGATCACGCGTAAAGACATAATCGAAAAGTCCGACCCCCGAGGATTTGAGAAATGACGATCGTTTACGTCACGACCGGCGCATGGGGTACCGGGACTGGTGCCCCTAACAGTGCAGCCCAAGTCGACGGCAATTTCTACGATGTCGATCAGCGCATCGTCGACCTTGTGGCCGACCTGGCCGAGGGCAAGCGCATCGAAACCGTTACCTATAATTCCACCAGCATGACGTTTCATTTTACCGATGGCACGTCACAGATTGTCCCGCTGCCGGTCGTCACTCTCCAATACATGGGGTCATGGACAAACAGCACACCGTATCAGCGCAGCAGCCTGATTACCGCTGGCAACGGCTTCTATCAGGTGCTCGAAGACCATACGACGCCGCCGGCACCCGCAGCTTTCGATCCAAATGCCACGGACGGGACCACCGACCAGAACCCGCTTTACCAACTGTGGATGCCGCTGAATGACGTTAACTATGATGCAGCGATCTTTGTGCCCGGCAGCATCCAGCGCGCCGCGGGCGAATTGCTGTTTCAAGGCATTGCCAATCGAACGATGAACCTTGGCTCCGGGAATGAAGGTGCCTACGCCTATCTCGATGTCGGCAACGACTCGACCGGCGCTAC